CCGTCCGAAGGCTATCGGGTGGCGAAGTGGATTGAAGAGTTTTGCTACCTGACTGGGTCGTTCGCCGGTCAGCCGTTTCGGCTTCTCCCGTGGCAGCGCGCTCTATTGGTCGACGCGTATGAGCTGACGCAAGACACCTTCGGGCGTTGGCGTCGGAAGCATCGGACCGTTGTCGTGTGCGTGGCGCGCAAGAACGGGAAGAGCACCATTGCCGCAGCGATCATGCTGTATCACCTGATTGCCGATCGTGGCGACACTCAGCGTCAGGTAATCGCCGCTGCCAATGACCGCAATCAGGCGCGCATGGTCTTTGACTCCGCGAAGCAAATGGTGAACGCAAGCCCGAAGCTTTCGGCTGTGTGCAACGTTCAGCGCGACGTGATCCGGTACAAGGACAACACTTACCGGGTCGTGTCGGCGGACGCCGGACGGCAGCAAGGTTTGAACCCTGCCGCTGTGTCGCTCGATGAGTACGCGTTCAGCAAGAACAGTGATCTGTTCGACGCGCTGACGCTCGGTTCCGCTGCCCGTAGTCAGCCCATGTTCTTGATTATCTCGACCGCTGGGCCCGACCCTGACGGCCCCTTTGCCGCACTGTGCGAGCAAGGTGAGCGCGTCAACTCCGGCGAAGCCGATGACCCGACGTTGTTCTATCGGTCATGGGGCCCGAAGCTGGGTGAGACGGTCGACCACCTTGACCCCGAAGTGTGGGCGCGCTGCAATCCGTCGTACGAGATTCTGAACCCGGACGACTTCAAGGCGGCAGCACAGCGGAGCACAGAAGCAAGCTTCCGAATCTACCGGCTTTCACAGTTCGTGCGTGGCGCGTCTACGTGGTTGCCGCATGGGCTTTGGGATTCGTTGGCCGACGCTGACGACCCGCTTGAGCCTGGGGACGAAGTTGTATTGGGCTTCGATGGGTCATGGAAGGGTGACAGCACAGCGCTTGTCGCCTGCCGTGTACGTGACCTGAAGGTGTTCGTCCTGGGTCACTGGGAAGCTCCGGCCGATGATGTGCATTGGCGCGTTCCCATGGCCGACGTGCGCGACGCCCTACACGAAGCGCTCGATACGTACCGGGTGCGCAACCTTGTTGCCGACCCGTACCGCTGGGAAGAGACGCTAGACAATCTCGAAGCCGACGGCTTCCCGGTTGAAGCGTTCCCGACCAACTCACTGAAGCGCATGATTCCGGCGACTCAGGCTGTGTATGACGCGTGCCGTGACGGTCGGCTTTGCCACGACGGCAACCCGGCTCTTGCCCGGCACATCGGTAACGCCGTCCTGAAGGAAGACAAGAACGGCGCCCGGGTCACGAAGGAATACGCGGCAAGCCGTCGAAAGATCGACCTTGCTATTGCCATGGTGCTAGCCGTTCACGGCGCGATCATGTGGCGCGAAGACAACGGCGCCCACGTTGATACGGCGATTCTCGCCACGTGGGAAGGCGACGACGGGCAGGTGTTCACGTCCGGTTACGCCGCTGAATCTGACGACTTCTTCTCTGATATCTGACCCGACTACTCACGTGAGTAGTCGACCGAAGGGGGCACTGTGCGCGTTTGGCAATCCGCCTTCGGGTGGCTCATGGGCAACGGCGACGAAGCCGAGACTGAACGGGCCTGGGAACCGTACGACCCGACTGTGTACAGCCTGGGCAGTACGGCGGCTTCAGGTGAGCGTGTAACGCCGCACGAAGCCCTTCAGGTGTCGGCGGTCTTCGGCTGTGTTCGTCTCCTGTCTGAGACGATTGCAACCCTGCCGCTGACGTCGTACAGCAAGCGGGGCGGCTCACGTCGAGAGATCACGTCGCCGGAATGGCTCGACTACCCGAACGCCGAACCCGGCGGCATGGGTCGAATCGACATTCTGTCTCAGACGGTTCTTTCCCTTCTCCTTCAGGGCAACGCGTTCCTTGCCGTCCGCTGGGCTGGGCCGAACATCGCTGGGCTTGACGTGCTCGACCCGACGAAGATTCACGTTCACATGGTCATGGTCGACGGCCTACGCCGGAAGGTGTTTGAGGCGTACGACATTGACGCCGACGGGAACGAAGTTCTGTTGGGTTGGTTCACGCCGCGCGACGTCCTTCACATTCCCGGGATGATGCTTCCCGGTGAGTTCGTCGGTTGCTCCCCGATCACCTACGCGCGTGAGTCCATCGGGCTTGCGCTTGCGTCTCAGAAGTACGGCAGCAAGTTCTTTGCGAACGGCGCCATGCCTGGGGCAGTGGTTGAGGTACCCGGCACGATGAGCGAAGAGGGGCTTGCACGTGCGCGTGAAGCGTGGCGTGCCGCTAACTCCGGGGTCGACAACGCGCACCGCGTAGCGCTTCTCACTGAAGGTGCGAAGTTCTCGAAGGTCGCCATGTCGCCGGACGAAGCCCAGTTTCTTCAGACGCGTCAGTTTCAGGTTCCGGAGATTGCGCGCATATTCGGCGTGCCTCCGCACCTGATCAGCGATGCAACCAACTCGACGTCATGGGGCAGCGGGCTTGCTGAACAGAACATTGCGTTCAGCATGTTCAGCCTTCGGCCGTGGCTTGAGCGGATTGAGTCCGGCTTTAACCGGCTTCTCTTCGCTGAGACGGCGGACCGCATGAAGTTCGTCAAGTTCGACCTTGACGAAATTAAGCGTGGCGCTCCGAAGGAACGAATGGAGCTTTGGAGCCTGGGACTTCAGAACGGCATTTACAGCATTGACGAAGTGCGTGCCGCTGAAGACTTGCCGCCCCTGCCTGACGGCCTGGGTGAGAAGTACCGGGTGCCGCTGAACCTGGGCGACGTTGACGAAGAGTCGAAGCCCGAACCGGCCCCTACTCCCCCAGCCATTGAGCCCCCCGCACCTGAGCCGGACGACGAAGAGCCGGACGACAAGCCGGACGACGAAGAGCCGGACGACGAAGGGGAAACTGAAGATGACGGAGACGCGTGAGTTTCGCGTTGCCGTCGGAGCACTTGAAGAGCGCGCGTCGGAAGACGGGCGCATTTCTATGCGCGGGTACGCGTACCGGTTCAACGAACTGAGTCAAGACCTGGGCGGCTTCCGGGAACGCATTGTTCCTGGGGCCGGTGCTCCGTCGCTGCGACAGAACGACGTGTACGCCACGTTCAACCACAACTCATCGGCGTTGCTAGGGCGTACTTCGTCCGGGACGCTGCGAGTCGGTGAAGACCGCGAAGGCGGTTGGTACGAGATTGATCTACCGAACACGACGGTTGGTCGTGACGTTGCTGAGCTTCTGAAGCGTGGCGACCTTCAGGGGTCGTCCTTCACGTTCCGGGTGCTCGACGGCGGGCAGCGACGTGCCGACGACGACGACACGGAAACGGGTCTTCCCATTCGGGAGATCACGGCCATGGACGTAAGAGAGCTGGGCCCGGTTACGAACCCTGCCTATCTCTCAACTCAGGCTTCTCTTCGCTCGATTGAAGAAGTCCTGAACATCGGGGAGTTCGCGCCCCCGGCTTCTGACGAAGTGCGCGATTCCCAGCCGGACGGCGACACAGCCCCGGCTTCTCACCCTGACGCGCGTGCCCTTGTTCGCGCGCTTTCTAAGTAAGGAGTGTCCGCATGGACGCGACTACCCTGAGCGCCAACTTTGAGGCGCGCGAGCGTGCGACCGCTGAGCTTCGGGCGCTGACTGATGAGTTCGCCGGTAAGCCCATGGACGCCGACGCGACCGCGAAGGAAGAGCGCCTTCTCTCCGCCGTCGCTGACTTTGACGGCCGTATCAAGCGTGGCATTGAGGCAATCAAGGCGACCGACGCTGTGACGTCGCTTCTGTCGGGCCTTCAGGGTTCCGGCTCCGGCGCCCAGCGCTCCGCCGACGTTGACGACGACGCCACCCTTCGAGCGGGCAACCTGGGCGAAGCGCGTTCCTTTGAGTTCGCCCCGGAGAAGCGCGACGGCACGAAGGCCGCGAACCCGAACGTGCTGAGCCGCACCCTTTACGGTCAGCTCATTGCTCAGGCGGTCGAGCGTTCCGCGATCATGCGCGGTGGCGCGACCACGTTCACTACGTCCGACGCCAACCCGCTTGACTTCACTGTCATCACGGGTCGGTCGACCGCTTCGATTGTCGGTGAGACTGCCGAGATTCCTGAGTCTTACCCGGCGACCACTCAGCGCAGCATGGGCGGGTTCAAGTACGGCTTCGCTTCTGTCGTGTCGTATGAGTTCGCCACTGACCAGGTTCTTGACCTTGTCGGCTTCCTTGTCTCCGACGCCGGTCCGGCGATTGGTGACGCCATGGGTCGCCACTTCATCACGGGTACCGGTACCGGTCAGCCGCGCGGCATTCTGACCGACGCTTCTCCGGCCACTGCCACGTTCGCGCTGACCGACACGGACAGCAAGGTTTCCGACGCCCTGATTGACCTTTACCACGAGGTCCCCAGCGCGTACCGGGCGAACGCGAAGTACGTTGTGAACGACCTTCGCGCGGCTCAGATGCGCAAGCTCAAGGACGCGAACGGTCAGTACCTTTGGCAGTCCGGTCTTACCGTCGGCGCTCCGTCCACCTTCAACGGCAAGGTCGTTGAGACTGACGACGGTATGCCGGTCGACAAGATCCTGTTTGCCGACCTGAGCAAGTACCGTGTCCGCTTCGCCGGTTCGCTGCGTGTCGACCGTTCGGTTGACGCGAAGTTCAGCACTGACCAGATTGTTTACCGGTTCCTTCAGCGTGCTGACGGCCTTCTGGTCGACGCGCGCGGCGCGAAGGTTCTGACCGTTGGTCCGGGTGCCTGATCCTTCCTAGGTGTGGGGGCGCTCCGTCTACTCACGTGAGTAGTCGGGGCGCCCTTGCCCTGGGTCCCTTGGAAGGGGCGCAGCGTGGCATACGCGACGATTGAAGAGCTTCGCGCGCTTGACGGGTTGGATGACGCTTCGTTGTTTTCCGATGAGCTTCTGTCCGAAGCAATCGACTTCTCTGTTGAGACGGTTGAGGCGTACACGGGTCAGAAGTGGGATACCGCAGAGAACCCGACTCCGGAAACGATCCGTTGGTGCGTGCGCACCCTGGGGCGGCAATACGTGCTCGACCATGTGTCGCGCATTCCTGATCGTGCCCTTCAGCTTCAGTCTGAGTTCGGCTCGATTCAGCTTGCCCAGGCTGGGGGTAGTTGGCGCCCGACGTCGCTGCCCGAAGTGAACGCGAAGCTGAACCTGTATCGCGTCCGCCTTCCGTTCATCTTCATGTGAGGGGTTGCGTGTGGCGCTGATCTTTGACGCGAAGGTTGCACTGTTCAACGCACTGAAGGCCGCTGTGCCGACGGGCGTTCAGTGCACCTTCGCTGAGACGGGGGACAACTCCCGTAGAAAAGCTGTGTGGTTGGGGGCGACCACTGACGACGACCTTGCCCCAGCGGCTATGCGCTCCGGCGCGAAGCCAACCAACGTGACCGGCTACGTAGAAGCGCACGCCGTTGTTACGACCCCGGGCAATCCCATTGACGCTGAGCGTGCCGTGTACGAGATACGCGACCACGTGAAGGAAGCTTGCGCGGCCTTGAATGCCGACCTTGCTTCGGTGCCCGGCTTGCTCGACGTACGGCCTGAGTCGGCTTCCGTCGAATCCACTGAAACCACTGACGGCGCGTACTCCGCGCTGACCGTTCGCGTCCGTGTTCGTGGGCGCGTCTACCAATAGAAGGGGGCGCACGCATGGCGCTTGACGCAAGCATTGGCATTGGGCGGGAAGACACTTACGGGACCCTGTCCGCCGACGTTGAGGGATACGAGGGGCAGGCGGATAGCTGGAAGACCACTCGTGAGTTCATTGAGTCTGTCGGCTTCCGGGCCGGTATGCAGACGGCACGCGCTGACCGGCGGAACGTGGTCAACATGGGTGGCGAAGGTGAGCTTGAAGTTGACCTTCTGGACGCTGGGGCCGGTTCCCTTCTGACGTCGGCGTTCGACAAGGTCACGGTCACCGACACGGGCGGCGTACGGACTACGGTCCTTGAGACGTCCGACGTGACCCAGGCGCCTTCATTCTCCGCTCAGATGGTTCGCCCTGGGACCGACGGCACGAAGGCGGCGTACAAGCACAAGGGCTGTGTTGCAACTGAGTGGTCACTGACCGCTGAAGTTGAAGAGGCTGTGAAGCTCAACGTCACGTTCGACTTTCAGGACGTCGAGCACACGACCAACCCGGCTCAGATCATCGCGCCCGTGTACCCGGTTGAGGCGTACCCGTACGACTGGACCCGAACCGGGGTCGAGCTTTCGAAGGACGGCAGCGCGGTTGCGTTCGACGCCACTTCGCTTGAGCTGACCGGTGACCTGGGCATGAAGACGGACCGGCGCTTTCTGCGCGCGAATGAGCTGAAGAAGAAGCCCGTTCGCAACGCTGTGCCGACGTACGAAGGCACCCTTGAGGGTGAGTTCAGCGCGTCTTCGCTGACCCTGTACGAAGCCTTCATTGCGGGTGAGCTGTGCTCCCTGAAGGTCGAGTTCACGGGTGTGCTGCCCGGCTCTTCGCTGACCGTTGAGGCTCCGGCGATTCAGTTCACGGGTGAGTCTCCCGAAGCGGCTACCGACGAAGTCACCGTTCACAATCTCCCCTTCCGCATTCTCGACCCGGGCACTCCGGGCGTGGCTGCAATCAAGCTCACGTACGTCGAGCCGGGTACGCCGGTCGAGCCGTAATGGCGCAGCGAAGTGCGTACACAATTCGTGTCGACGGACTTCGTGAGTTTCAGCGGAATGTACGGAGCCTGAAAGACAAGGAACTGAACAAGGCCGTGCGCGAAGCCAACAAGGCTTCCGGCGAAGTTCTGATCCCCCAGGCGAAGCACGAAAGCCCGGACGGTAAGCGCGACTCTAAGTCGAGCAAGAAATACCGTCCGGGCAAGCTGGACAAGTCCATTAAGGTCACGGCTTCCGCGAAGGGCGCCGTCATCAAAGCCGGTTCGGCTTCACGCGTTCCCTATGCCGCTGCAATCCACTTCGGATATCGCAAGCGCAACATACGCCCGAACCGGTTCCTTTTCCGTGCCATGGCCCGTAAGTCGGACGTCGTGGCCGCTACGTACGAACGCCGCATTGACGCCGTCGTTCGCAAATTCTTGGAGAGTTGATATGCCCGCTAAGAAGCCTGCCTTCGTTGCCCCCGACAACTTCACCCTTGACCTGAAGCTTGATTCCCTGACGCTCGATGAGATTGACGCAATTGAAGAGATCACGGGTCAGCCGCTCGACGCGCTGAACAAGCCGGGTGCTCGACGCGCCCCGATGCTGAAGGCCATGGCGTACGTGACCATGAAGCGCAAGTACCCGGACTTCACCATT